TTTTCAAGGTCTTTTTCTTCTTTTTCCAAAGCTTCATCATATGATTTGATAATGAATAGATATTTTTCTATATTTTGTTTGTCATTTTTTTCTTGAGCTTTTTCAAGTTCTTTTTTAACCCTTTCGTATCTTTTTTCATAGCTTTTTGAATGCATTTCTTTAGCGTTTTCCATTTGCTCTTTAGCGTCATCCAAAATTTGTTCAACTTCGAAATCATCTTTCATAGAATATTCATAACGGTTTGGTAATTTCATATGTTTTTTCATATATAATTCAGCCATTTCCATTTCTTTTTCAACGTCTTTCATCAACCTTTCACTGTATTTCATTTGTTTTTCAGCTAATAAATAATATTTTTCAGGATTTTCAATAATGTTATTTCCTATTTCTTTATATTTTTCCACATTTCTTTCTGATCTTTCTAAGGCATTTTCATACATTTTAATCTTATATGACTCATTTGGGTTTTTTCTTTTTTTAACTTCTTCTAACATATCTTTATTTTCTTTTACTTCTTCTTCGGCTTTAGCTTTATTTTTTAAAAAATTCGGAAAAGCACTATAATCATATGTAGAAGAAAAAGACATTTTACTTTTATTACGTATATGTCTTTTAGTTTTTTTATTTTGTTTAGATCTTTTGATTCTTTTTCTGTGTCTAGAATTTCTTTTACTGTGTCTAGAATTTCTTTTACTGTGTCTAGAATTTCTTTTTGAAACACGTCTCGATTTTGGCATTTTATTATAATAAATAATAAAATAAATTAAAAATTTTTCTGAATAAATCTAGAATACCGAATAATATCAGCAGGTTTAATAGAATCGTCGTCTAGTTTATCTAATTTAGATACCAAATCTTTGAAAATTTTTTTGTCGATATCTCCTCCCCCTTTAGTGCATACATAAGCCAATACATATGCAGTTGGATTTAGATATTTAGTATTTTTTATCTTATCAGCTTTACCGCACATAGTATTTCTATCGTTAACTGATAATTTAGCAATTCCATCTTCGTTTATTCGAATAGATATAGCCTTAACAAAAATCTTAAATCTGGCTTCAGGATTAGATGTCAAAAACCGAATAGAATTTTTTAAATTAGCGTATGCATCTCCTCCTTTCTTTACAAGAAGTTCTGGAATAGAACCGCATAAATCTTCTTGTGACATCTGTTGGGCTTCTTTAAAACCCGTAGTGAATTGTTGTTCTTCTCCATAATCATTTTGTTGATCTCCATAGTCATCTCCATAGTCATCTCCATCTCGCCCTTCTCCATAGTCTTCTCCATAGTCTTCTCCATCTCGACCTTCTCCGTAGTCTTCTCCATCTCGACCTCTATCACCGTAATCGTCTCGGTCCATATCATCCCCTTCAAAATCATACATATTAAATCTGTCCATTTTATTTAAGGACTTAATATTTTTTAAACAAACGATTGTTTAAAAAATTGGTAAAATTGTTTATGTGTTAATTAATTATGTGTTATTCTATAATTCAAATAGTATCAAATAGTATCAAATAGTATCAAATAGTATCAAATAGTATCAAAATTAAATGCACAATCATCTGCATTAGCTAAATCAGAAGTTGAAATGGTACTTGTTATGTTGCTTGGTAATACACCTAAATTTTGTAAACGCCTAACTTCTTCTGGTTCATATTTATGAATAATATCTCCAACTTCTTCAAATTCACGTAAAGAAACAATAACTATATCTTGAACATTTACACGAACTCTCTTTTTACGGTTCTTGCATCTTCTGATTTTATTATCAAAACAGTTAACAGTAAAATAACATCCTCCTAACGCTTTTTCAACAATACCATATACTTGTCCATCATCATCGGCTTGTACCATACATTTTTCAATTGTATGAGTACTACTTTTAGATTTCTTGTCCTTTGCTTTATTAGATTTAGGCATATTCTTGTTAAAATTTATTTGAAACTTTTATTAATTCAATTTTTATATTTAATTTGTGTTTGTATTTAATTTGTGTTTGTATTTAATTTTGTGTTTTGATTTAA